CAAAGTTTCAAGAAAATCAAAATGCGGGTTTGGTGACATTTATGGATTGGTTGTCGCTGAATGGGATTCGAAACAAAAAGCATTTGTATTATTGCCATCTGACGATTATTTTGACGATATCAGGATGATTGCAGTCGTGAACAATAAATACAACAATCCGGATTTATACAAAGAGGTAATAGCATGATTCGATTTTTTATCCATATGAAGCTTCCGACAAAAACATTTCAGGCAAAGAAAATTACGGTACGAAATGGCAAGGCTGTTATTTACACACCGCCGGAACTCAAAGAAATTCAGAGTAAGTATATTGCGTATTTATCTAAACATGCACCGGAAAAACCATTGGATGGTGCTGTGCAATTGTCTACAATATGGTGTTTCCCAGCGGATAAACATCACACAAATGGAAACTATAAAATAACAAAACCGGATACTGACAATCTGGTAAAAATGTTTAAAGACTGCATGACGCAGTGCGGATTTTGGAAGGATGATGCGCAGGTTGCTGTAGAACTTATTACGAAACGATATAACGATGTAGAGGGAATTTTGATTTGTGCAAAGGAGATTGGCATGAAATGATGTTCATATTAGGCTGTATGTTCGGTGCATGTGTGGGATTACTGCTCTGTGCTTTGTGTATAACGGCAGGGAAAGGAAAAGATGATGAAATTATATAAATTATTGCGGGTAATTGTGCATCCTGTTTCTATGAGGAAATTTAAATTTGGCCCGCTTGAGCCGTCGATGTTTATACCGCTGGTGATTATACAAGGAAACCACATTGTTTATAGTGGGTCGCCTATAAGGGTTACGAAGTCACTGCTAAAATGTAAGGTTGATAAATTAGATTTGTTAACAACTACTAACGAACAGATTAGTGAAATGCAAGTTTACTGGAAGATAGAGCTTGCCGGAAAAATTTCACGAAAGTATAAGGATTGCAATGTCGGGGATGGTGCGAGATTATGAATAGTGGAATGAAACCGAGTGTTTTCTATAACATGGATCCGACTTATGAAGAGACAAAAACGAATTTAAATCGTGAATTAAAAAGGGTACGCGGCGAACTTGAAGCATTTTTTGAGGAAATTCGGCGCTGCAGGAAGCATATTGTCTCTTTGAATCAATACCGCCAGCAGTGCGAGATGGATTTGTTCTCTTTAAAAGGCTGTAGATACGATAAAGAGCCTGTGGATGGTGGAACGTCTTCTGATTTATCGGACATAGTGATTGCTTTTGAACAGAAGATGGCGCAGGCAGAAGAACTGCGTATCAAAGAGTTCAACAGATACGGAGATATGAGTACAAGAGGGTTCAAATTGCTGTCACTGCTATCTGACCCAGAGCAGAAATCAATCATGATTGGCAGATATTTATTAGCGCATTCGTGGGAATGTATCATGAAAGAGCATCATTACGTCAGAAGCCATTGTTATCGATTAAGAAACGCTGCAATCTTTAAAATTTCGCAGAAAATGAAAGATGAGACAAAATGAGACATTCAGAAGTGGTATTATGATAGTGTGAAAGTAGCATGATACTTCCTCCTCAATTTGAAAAGCACGCGTCAATCCTCCCCGACGTGTGCTTTTCGTTTTTTTAAGGCGGTGATTACTGTGGGCGCAAAAGGTAAATATGCAAAATGGCTTCTTCCGGATAATCTTTTGCGCTTGCAAGCATGGGCGCGAGACGGATTAAGTAATGAGCAGATTGCGCATAATATCGGCATTAATCAAGATACATTATATACATGGATCAAGAAGTTTCCCGAATTTTCCGAGGCATTATCGCGCGGGAAAGAAGTAACTGATATTGTTGCCGAAAATGCACTGTATCAAAAGGCTATCGGAATCAAAGAAACTATAATGAAACCGATAAAACTGAAACAGATTTTATACAAAAATGGAAAACGTATATCTGAAAAAGAATATATCAAGATGGTTCCGGAAGAGGTTTATGTACCGCCGGATGTGAAAGCACTTATTTTCTGGCTGACGAACAGAAAGCCGGAATGGCGAGATAAACAAGAGAAAGAATTATCCGGTAATATTGGGATTAACTTGGTGGTAGATGATGACATCAGCACAGACGATTAATCTTGTCAATGACATTATTCATCCGACGCCGAAACAGCGTGAATTTATGCGGGCGGTCAAGGATAACACATACATTCTTTATGGCGGTGCAGCAGGCGGCGGAAAATCGTATATCTTACGATGGGAACTGGTTTATCTCTTAATTGGATGGTATAAACATCTGAAATTAAAAGGTATCCGCGTTGGGCTGTTTTGCGAAGATTACCCGGCACTGCGTGATAGACAGTTGTCGAAAATCAAAATGGAGTTTCCTGACTGGCTCGGCAATTACAAAGAGGCGACGCATGAATTTACATTAAATCCGGCGTTCGGCAGCGGTGTGATATGTTTCCGCAACTTAGATAATCCTTCTAAATATTTATCGTCGGAGTTTGCGGCAATCGCAATCGACGAATTAACGCTTAATGAGCAGACTGTCTTTGATTTCTTGCGGATGCGCTTGCGGTGGGTTGGAGTTGATGATCCGAAGTTAATTGCCGGGACGAATCCCGGCGGTAAAGGGCACATGTGGGTCAGAAACTTATTCATTGACCGTAATATACCGCCGGAAATGCAGGATTTTGCGAATAAAATTGCTTTCGTTCAGGCGCGGATAGATGATAATCCGTACTTGCCTGCAGGATACAGTGACGCGCTTGATACGCTGCCGGACAAGCTAAGAAAAGCGTATCGTGAGGGCGACTGGAATATATTCGAAGGTCAAGTCTTTGAGGAGTTCAGGACGGATTTACATGTGGTTGAACCGTTTGAAATCCCACCAAGCTGGCAGCGCGGCAGGTCAATGGACTGGGGATATAGCAAACCGTACGCGATTTATGAATATGCAGTAGATTATGACGGTATTGTCTATGTAATCAACGAATGGTATGGCTGTAAGCCGGGAACAGTTAACACGGGTACGCAAGAGACGGCGCGGGAAGTAGCGCAGAAGATTAAGCATTTGGGCAGTGAATTTGGCATTGCAGATCCGGCGATTTGGCAAAAGACAGGACATGACGGGCCGTCGATTGCGGAAGTGTTCACAGCGGAAGGCGTGCCGTGGTATCCGGCGGATAATGATAGATTGGCCGGGAAAATGCAGGTGCACTTACGGCTGAAAGAACGAAAGCTCAAGATATTCAAAACGTGTTATCACTTGATACGGACGCTGCCGGCTCTGACGTACGATAAACACAAGGTTGAAGATGTAGATACACAGCAAGAAGACCATAGTTACGACAGCGTCAGATATTACCTGATGAGCCGTCCGATTCAGCCGGTAAAAGCAGAAAAGCCATTCAATGATGGATACAGATATGAAGATGAGGAAGGGGATGAACCGACGGCATGGGGCGTGTAATGAGCGACAGAGCGCTTAGAGATTACGCTTATAGAGTGCTCAAATCAGAGTACGGTGAACATATGGAGAACGGGATTTTAATTCCGGCAAAGAAAAGCGATGAAGAGCTGGCGGCGTTCGCAGCGCAGATGCCGCAGTGGCAGCTTAGGCAGATGTATGGAATGATGTTTAAAGGAGAAATTGTCGAATGAGTTTTGATTTAGTGGAAGCGCGAAATAATGTAAAAAAGGCACTGCAGCTAACAAGTGAATGGCGCAAAAGTGCAAAAGAAGATTATGATTTCATGCGCGGTAAGCAGTGGACGGACGCGGATTTGAAAGTAATGAAACAGAAATCCCGTCCGGCCATTACAATTAACCGGATACGTCCTGTTATTAATTTGTTATCCGGTTATGCGGCGCAGAATGAAACGGAGCCGGATTTTCTGCCGCGCTCGGAAGAAGATGACCGGGTAGCGCGTGTGGCCAAAGGTATTACAAAGTACACTTTTGACAAGACGAATTATCAAAGTGTTAAGAAAAAGGCATTCAAAGATGCGGTTATCTGTGGTGTCGGAAATTACTGGGTCAGTTATGAATTTGATTATGCCCGTATGGACGGTCGGATACAGATAAAAAATGTCAGTCCTTTTGATGTGTTTGTGGATCCGGAATGCAAAGAAGATGATTTGTCAGACGCTTTCTACTGCGGGCGTTATAGCTGGGAAAGTCCGGATAAATTGAAGCAAATATATGCGGACAAAGCAGATGAAATTGCCATGCTAACGCATAAATACGATGACAGCGAATTGGAGACAGTCGATACGGAGCCGCTTTGGTATTCACGTGATTTAAAGAAATTAAGAGTAGTTCAGTATTGGTACAAAGAGTACACGCGGAAGAAAATTTTCTCTGCAGATGGGATGATTGTTGACGAATCGCAGCCGGATTTATATTCGGCTTTTTTAATGTCCGGAGCAGAACCGGAAGAAATCCCGGTTACAAAAATCAGATATGCGACATTCTGCGGAGAAATTCTGCTTGAAGAGGGCGAAAGTCCTTATAAACACAATCAATTTCCACTTGTGCGGCAGTATTGCTACTTATCCGGTTACGGCGAGGACTTAGATGACGGATTGGAACCGGCGGGCATTGTGCGGGATCTAAAAGACGCACAGCGCGAACTCAACAAGAACCGAAGTCAGCGCATGCATATCGTCAATCAGCAGTCGCTCGGTGTCCGGTTCTGGACTGGACCGCAGTTTGATGAAAAAGAAAAACGGGACATTCGGAATCTATCTACAACGCCGGGTGCGAATATTTTCTTAAAGCCGGGTGTGACATTTACCGACGGGCTTCCATCAGCGCAGTCTGTCAATAATATAGAGCTTGAAAACCGCTCAAGCAGTGATTTTTACACGATTTCAGGCATTACTCCGGAGAGCCTGTCCGGCAGTATTGGGGCGATGAGCGGCAAGGCAATTGATCTTCGTCAATCGGTTACCACGGTGCAGACGGCGGAAATATTCGATAAGGCAAAAGAAGCTGAGTTGCAGATCGTCAAACTTCTGTGGGGTGACACATACACGCCGGGACTAATCCCGCAGTTTTATAACAAAGATAAGGTTATGCGGATCCTCGGCGAAGACGGCAAAAAAGAGTTTGTGCGGATACAGCCGGGGTTAGGTCAAGCCATTCAGGAACAGCAAGCGGTAGATCAGAATGGTATGCCGGTGACAGATGAAAACGGTGACCCGGTAACTAAGGTACTGTATGACCTGTCGGCTTTCGATTTCGACATTGTAATCACAACGTCGCAGGCAAGTGCTACCGCACGGCGGGCGAATTTGTATCAGCTACTGGAAGCAAAGAAGGCGGGCGTTGATATTCCGATGGATATCATTCTTGACTTCCTGGATTTTCCGGAGAAAGAAACGGTCAAGAAGCGTATGCAGCAGGCTTCTGAACAGCCGAAGATGCCGGATTTCAAAGTCAATGCAAGCATTGAAGATTTACCGGCGGAAGCCTTATCTACGGCTCTTGCTTCTATCGGCGTAAATATTTCACCGCAGCAGATTATGCAGGAAAGATTAGCACTGAAGGGACGGGCAACCGCTCCGCCGGTACAACCGCAGCCGATACCGCAAGTGTTACAACAACGTTATTAAAGCATTGCCGCTTTAATATATCGTCCTGAGCAACGACGTTAAAAGGCTTTTTTCTTTCGTCCGAAAAGAGACGGTAAACTACAACAAAAATCATTCGACCGCCGACGTCGTTAAACCGGCAGAAGGAGATAATCATGGAAAATGAAGCAATGCTGAACGCGGAAGATTTAGGGTTTGATGCAGAAGATTTGAAAGAGGCAGGTCTTGATAAACAGGAACCGGCAACTCCGGCGGGTAAAACACCGACAAAAGAACCGGAAGACAATCCGGCAGACGGACAGCCGAAAACTGATTCCGATCCAGAATCGGAACCTAAAACGAAAATCGAACCAAAAGAACCGGAAGACAATCCGGCAGGCGGCGATTTAAAGAAAGCGTTAGCGGAAGAAAGGGCTCGCAGAAAAGCGGCCGAAGAAGCGGCTAATACTTTGCGGTCACAGATGAGCATGTCACAAAAACCGGTATTATCTCCGGAAGATTTGAATCAAATTCGCAGTTATGCGCAGCAGGAAGCCGCACGTCGGCTCAAGATTGACGACGCGTCTGATTTGATGTTCACCGATGCGCAAAAGTATCAGGAACTGCTTCATGAACAGGCACGGATTGAATATCAGATGACACGTCAGCAGGAAGAGCGGCAGGAAACCTATCAAAAAAATGTAGCGTTTATCGGTGAGCTTAAGGCTATTCCAAATATCGGCGAACTGTGGCAGAAAGGCGCTGAAATGCTGGACGGCATGACGCGAAAAGATGCTGCTCCGATTGATGCGGCATTCAACCGTGTTGATCATGGGGTAGGTACGGATGCAGACTTCAAAGTTATTCGTGATTTTGCTGAAAAAGTAAAATCGGCGATGGCCGCACCTGTGCAAAATCCGCTTGAAACGGCTAAAACATTGCCAAAAGCAAGCGCGTTAAACGGCGGTGCTCCGACCGGCGCGAAACTGTCTGAGGAAGAAATCCTCAAATATGTGGAAGAGGGTCGTGAAAGTGAGCTGCCGGCGGAAATCAGAAAGCAGATTGATGACCTCTGCGGTGATTAATTATTTTACAAAAAGGAGAATGAAATATGGCACATGAATTTAAAATTCCTGAAAAATTAGTTCCTAAGCTCTGGACGAAAAAGGTATGGAGAGAAGGTTTAAAAGCATCTTATTTTGATAAGTTTACGTCTACTAACGGGAGTAATGTTGTTCATACGAATAAAGATCTAAAACAGGCTAAAGGCGATGAAGTAAACTTTGGACTGGCAATGAATCTTAAAGGGAACGGTGTTTCTGGTAACAACACGCTTAAAGGCAATGAAGAAGAAATGCAGATGTATGATTTCAGCGTAAAGACTACTTTGGTCAGAAACGCAGTTACGCGCTTTGAGGCGGATGACCAGAAATCTCCGTACGAAAATTTGCCTCTTATCAAGGGGGTATTGGTGCAGTGGCTGTCTGACTGGAAAGACAACAAGCTGATTTCCGCACTGACCGCCAATCCGACAACCGGTGAACGTCTTATTGCGTCTACTGCAGGGACAGAAGTTTCTTTGACGGCTAATGACAAGCTGACTTGTGCGGTAATCGGCCGCGCAAAACGCAAGGCTAAAATGCATGAACCGAAAGTGAAACCGCTCAAGATTGAGGGACAGGAGAAATACATCATGCTTGTCGGCACATGGGCAGCGCGTGACTTGAAAGCAGATCCGGTATGGCAGGCGGCACAGCAGAACGCGGCAATCCGCGGCAGCAAAAACCCGATTTTTACCGGAGCGCTCGGCGAATATGACGGCGTTGTGCTGTATGAATATGAACGTATCATGAATACGAAAACCGGTGCGTCTTCCGCAAATGTTGTTCATAATTTGCTTTTAGGGCAGCAGGCGGCATGCTTCGCTGTGGCTCGTGAAGCTCGATTTATTAAGGATGAGGATGATTACGGCAATGTACAGGGGAATGGTATCGCGTTCTTCGGTGGCATTGAAAAATCCATCTACAACAGCAAAGATTATGGCGTGATTCAGGTCATGACCGGCGGTGCTGTAGAGTAATTTCAATGGAGATAAGGTGAGGGCTGTAAAAGCCCTCTTTCCTTTTCTTAAGGAGTAACCATGATAATTAAAGACTTGATTAACCGTGCGTATATGCAGGTGGGCGATACGTCGCAGGTGAACTATACGCCGTATCAGTTTCTGGAGTTTTATAACGAAGGAAATCATATTCTGCATAAGATTGTACTGCGGTATATTCCGGATATCTTGTATGTGTCAGAACAAGGTATTCCGAACAGACCAACAATTGGGCTTTCTTCTTTCGCATTGCGGATTGTATCAGTAAAGGATATGTATGGTCATCCTGTTGATTACACGATGGAAGACCACAAAATCATTACTGCGAAAAATGCGCTGCAACGATGGCTAACCGTCGTATATATCCCGTCTGCAGATTACAAAGAAATGGATGATGAAAGCGGTTATCCGGCAGAAATAGAAAGTCTTCTTGTGAATTACATGGTAGCGCGGATCCTGAAAGCGGATTTATCGTTTGTTTCCGGATGGGAAGATATGATTTCCGAAATGGCGCGTCAAATGGACGATGAAAGTGGTTTTGTTGCAAGGGGGTATTGGCCGTATGACTGCAGGCGAACTGATTACGATGATTAATCTGGACACGAATGAAATACTGGATGATAGCACGGAATATATCCCCTATATTAATGCAGCTATTGACTATCTCGTGATGATTTTGGTCCCGATGAAAGACAGGGAAGTTGTAAAAAATATGGACATTAGCAACAATAATCCGGTACCCGGTGATTTTACAGCGTTTGTTCCGGCGACGGGTTATCCCGTGCGCATTGGGAACGGGTCTTTTCAGACGTACGGTGGAAAGACTGTCAGTGATGTATTCTACGCTGTGAAAAAGCCGCATATATCGGATGAAACTGATTCGATTCCATTCAGCGAAATCTTTCATTTCGTGCTTGTGCAGCTGGTCTCATTTCTTGTCAAAAAGAAATCTTTAATGCTGGATTATGCCAATGCGGATAAAGCGTTCATTGCTGATCTGACATCAGCAATCCAAGGTGCAAGAGGGCGTTGATATGGGAGAACGTTTCTTCACCTCGACAAACGGTTTCCGATTAGGTCTGGACTGGAGCAAGCCTGCAGAAAGCATTGATATGCAGAGTTTAACGCAGGCGATTAACTGCGAATACAGCCCGACGGACGGCGCGCTTCAAACGGTGCCCGGCGTAAGAACGGTTTATACACATACGGCGAATATTGAAAGTCTGTATTATGACAATTACCGCAAGCAGTATTATTTTTCCTGCGGCCGTGATTTGTACCAAACAGCCGATTTTGTAACGGTCTCAAAACTTGGGACTCTGACGGGTAACAGCATTCCGAAGTATCATGCGTTTGATCATGACATATTAATTGCTTCCGGCGGTAAATTGCAGGCTGTTTCAGGTGCTGGTGTATTGTCTACTGTGGATGAAAGTCCGACTTGCGAATTTATAAGCAGTCATTCCGGATCCGTCATGGTGGCGTCAATTTATGGACACCGTATCACGTGGTCAGCTGTTGGCGATTATAAATCGTGGAAAACGAATACAAATGATGCTTCTTCTGCGCAATATGTGGAAGTCGGATATAAAGATCCCGGCTGTATCGTATCTATAGATTTCTTGTCAAAGGCTATCATTGTATACAAAGAATATGGGCGGGCGTATCAAGTTGTTGGTAATCCACACGAGAAGACACTTGCTGTTTATCCTCTTTCTGAAACGGCTTTGTGCTGCGGCAGTTCTATCAGCATTGATGACCGAAGTTATTATTTAGGTGATGCGGGATTGATGAGTTTTGTTCCGACAAATACGTATGCGAATATTCAGTCGTCCGAAGTGGGTCTTAATATTAATGCACAACTGACAACGATTACATCGGAACAAGCCCGGATGTGGCATATTCCCGGAAGAAAACAGCTGTGGATTAAACCCGGGAGAAATCAGGGTATATTTATTTATCATTATCTGCCGCGGTACGAAGACGGACGCGGTGTATTCACGTCAAGGTCTTTCGTTCATGATCTGCATGACGTACTGACAGTCGGCAAGAATATCTATATTGCATATGGCAACAAAATAGGGGTTCTGGATGCCGGCATAGATACTGATGACGGAGAGCAGATTACGACGTCGATTGTTTCAGGGAACAGATTGGCGCAAAGACTGTTCTTACTGCTATTCTCTTATAATTTCGTATCAAGCAACCGTATCGAAGGTTATGGCAGTATTACGATTAGCGATAAACGGGCAAAACCTGTTACATTCAAGGCGGCCGGTACAAAGTTATACTATGCGAATGAAAAGTTGATTAACGCAACCGGCAGGTTGAATAGCAATGAGTATACAAAAGTAAATAAGATTGGCGGTGGAGCAAACCGCCATCTGCAGATAAAAATATTTGTCGCCAAGGGCGCTATCGCTTTGCGGCAGTTTGATTATACTTACGAGGAGGTTTAAATGCCTTATACGGAAAAATATCCTTTGAACCCGACGCCGCAAGGAGACAGTACGAAAGAAGCTGTATTAAAGAATCGGGAAGAAATCAAGACAATTGGGAATGCGCTTTCCGCACAATCAAAAGGCGGCGGCAGCGGTCTTCGGCAGCGTATTTTATACGGGAAAAACAGCGGCGGGAAGTATAGTTTTCTTTCCGGTGATGTATTGTCGGTCATTATTGACGGAAGTACGACACCTGTAATTTTAACGCTGGCGGACGGTTTCGACGAAAACGGTGCGAAAGATTATGTAGAAACAATTGATAAGAAAATCAGTGCATGGACGTTGCCGATTAATACAACAAGCTATCTGTTTGTAGACCGGAGTAACGCGGGTGCTTTGTCTTACGGAAGCGTAACTACCAAACCAGTGTTTTCTGCTTCCTTGCCTTCCGGCATTGCTACAAACACTCATGTTTTCAACACACTTGAGCAGAAGATGTATTACTACAATGGTACAGAATGGAAAGCTGTTGTAAGAGTTTTTGTTGCAGCGGTAACGACGAATGCAACCAGCGTGACAAAGATTGAATATATGAATAATGCGGCAGCGGTAGAAATGACGGATGCTGAAAAAGAAAAGCTGTCCGGTATTGAAGACAAAGCAGAAGTTAATCAAAACGCATTTTCTAAAGTAAAAATCGGTGACAAAGAACTTGTTGCGGCAGTGAAACAAGCTGTTTTTGAATTAATCGCCGGGGATAACATTAAAATTACTCCGGATACAGATAGTTCGAAAATAACGATAGATATAGCAAACAAAAAAGAAATATTTGATCCCGATAATTACTACACTAAAGATAAGTCAGATGATAGATATTATCGGGAGGGTGTACCTTTGCCGGTAGCTTATAATAACGAAGTTAATTTTGCGGGAAATGAAGAAACCATACAGTTCGGCTTTCGTGACCACAATATTAACACATATCGGTTTGGCAACGGCACGCAAGGCGGATTAGCCGATATTTCCGCAAAGGCGCTTGATGGTAATTTGTGTTCCGGTTCTTTTAATAATACACAACAAATGAATGACTGGTTGCGGCAGCACTATACAGACGAGAACGTTTATGCTTGTCGTGTATACCGCGCCAATGGAATTGTGATTAATGGCAATAAGCAATGGGGAACTGTTTTAATAAGTGCTTATCCAGTACATGACGGACGAGCATTAATAACGCAGCTGTTTTTTGCCCATTCTAACGGCTTGTTTTATCGCTATTTGAATGCACCAGATGAGATAGATAATACAAATAATTGGTATCAGATTGTGGGCACAAACAATGAGAATAAGCTAAAAATTGGTAATAATTACATATGGTTTGCGTGAGGTGGTGTTCATGAGTGTTTTTAAACATTTATATTATCAGAAAGAGAACGGGGGAACAGGACAGTGTGATGTATATGATGACCAGAACGAATGTCCAGACCCGCGAACGTATGTCAATGTAGACGGAAGAGATGGCTATGTAAAACTGGGGGAGTTTAATGACCCGCAGGCAAGTCCTTTACGGTGTTATGTAGCCAGTGCAAGACGGGAATTTGCGATTTTAAAAGTAGCAATCCCAACTGGCAGCTTTACAGCACAAAATTATAATGGTGAGTCTTATGACTGGACATGTCCTCGATTGATTACGAAAATAAAATGTACATCGGCGGGGGAATGGGATAAATATGTAAATGTCACCCCGGGAACAGTTTACACGTTTATGTGTGTTAAAAGTTTCAAAAAACATAAATGGGTGATATACGTTGGGGGGAATGTTCTCGTTTCTTTGTTTGAAGCAAATAACCCGCTTATCGTTTGGTGGTCACAAGAGATCAATAATTCATGAACAAGATAGGGTGATGAGATGAATTGAAATTATCAAGTTTACAGGAAATGATAAAAGATTATGAACGTATCACTGGCGAATCCGTCAGTTTTGATGGGTTCTTTTTTGATGATGATCTTCATGATAAACAGGGAACGCATTTCAAGTTTTTTCCGAATGCCGGATTTCTTTTCTGGCAGTTGATTAAGTATGAGGGAATCGTTTATTTCCAAATTCTTGAAACATACGGCAAGTTTCACAAAATGGTTGACTACATCAGAGAGGTGATGGCGCTTAACGAAGTAAAAGATATCGTGACAATGACGACGCGCAATCCGAAAGCACATATACGCAGATGGAAAATGATTCACCATCCGGAACAGGATTATGACTACGAGGGGCGTCATTACTATGTGCTGACTGGCACAATTGAGAATTTACATTAGAAAGGAGATTGCATGCTATTATTTGATTTACAGCTGTTCGGGAAAAAGGGGACAAAGATAACGACAACACCGGCGCAAGTACCCCAGATGTCCGATGAGGAAAAAGGGCTGCTTGGCGAACAGCTGAAATGGGCACAGACTACACAGCCGGTGGCACAAAACCTACTGAATATGGCTAATCAAGCACTAAGCAGCCAACAGGTTACACCGAATCCCAACTGGCAGACATTGTATGACCGAGCGCAGAATCAGACAGCCGCCAATAATCAATTGGTACAAGGATTGATTCCGCAAGTAAATGCAAATACAGACGCTAATGCAGCGGCTAACAATCGTTTCTCTGGGCTGCTGGGGAATGCTATTCAGTCTATGACACAGGGAAATAAAGAACTGGCGTCCGAATACAATACGGCCATGCAGAATAATAATACTGCTATGCAAGGATTGTTAAACGGTGTGCTGCCATCTTCTTATGCGGAGAATCGGCAGAAAGCCTTACAAGCTGATTTAACGAATACGGTCGGAAATACATTGTCCGGACTGGCCAGCCGGGGAATTATCAATTCTTCACAGGCGGACAGCGCATTCAATGATATTTCCCGAAATGCGTCCAATACGCTGGCCGCACAGTACGGAAACGATATGCAGACAGCGGCCGGGCTTGCCGGACAGGCTTATAACAGTCAATTGGCAGGCATTAACGGTAAGGCGGGGCTATTGGGTGATATGTTCAGGAACCAGCTTTCCGGCTACGGGCAGCAGGCTGATTTGGCAAATACGAATTTCAACAACAGACAGCAAGGTATTTCAACGCTGTCACAGCTGGCGAATCAGTCGCAACAGATGACGACAGATCCGATTCAGACGGCGGCAACGGCACAGGAAGCGGCTATCAATACGCCGATGAAGTACTTGGCTATGGCCACGGGGCAAAATGCACCGACGCAAGGGTTATTATCTCAATTATCACAACAGCGGTATTCAGTAGCTTCTCCTGCACAGACGGTTGTACGTCAAGGGAGCGGCGGATTCTTTGGAGGTCTTATGAGCGGATTAGGAAGTTATTTTGCATGCTTTACAGTAGGAACAGAAATTTCAACACCGGAAGGTGCAGTTGCAATTGAACAGATGACATTTGGTGATCAGGTTGTTTCTCTTGGCGCAGTGAATGAGGTTACAGAACTTCATGATATGGGCGAGGCGGATATTTATGAACTGCGCACGCCATCCTGCACGGTAGAAACCACACAGACGGAAGTATTCATGACGCCTGATGGAAAGAAACCTTTAACCGAACTTTCCGAAGGTGAGAGTGTCATGACGGTAAACGGATTTGAACCGATTACATCAATTGTAGAAACCGGTCGAAAAGAAAAGGTTTATGAACTGGAATTGACCGGAGATAACATGTTCTATGCAAACGGTATCTTGGCGGAAGGCTTGACAGAAGCTGACAAAGCGGGTAATGACCCGGATGGAGACATTATTCCTGCAGAAGCGGTTGACGTTGTTCCTGCAGAACAGAGAACAGAAGATTCTGCAGAAGAACTTATGCAGAAAACGTCTGCAGGAGAAACAACGGATGAAACAGAGAAAAAACCGGCAGCTAAGAAGCCGGCAACAAGAAGAAAGACGGTTGCTAAGAAAGCGGGTAAATAATCATGAGTGTTATCTATGTACAGGATAAATCACCATGGGATCAGATCGGGAATCTGGCGGGACTGTGGGCGGCAAACCGTCTGCAGAAGATACAGGATACCCGCAATGCTAAAGATTATGCAACAAGAGTATTCGGGGGCTATCAAGATGAACAGTCCCCGGGCCTTTTGGCTCAATTGACACAGCCGCAGACCCCGCAGATGGGCAGTGGCCTTTTTGCACAGGACGGTCTTGAAAAAGCAATGCCTCATTTCAAGATTAACACTGCCGGCACACAGCCTTTGCAGTCTTCGGCTCCGGCGGAGCAGGACGCATTAGAACAGGCAGCTCCCCATTATCAGTTGAATATGCAGCAGACACAGCCGCAAACACAAACGCAGCCAAGTGCGCCTGACAGGAGCCAAATTAAGCAGTCGCTTCGGAATAAAGCCGGGGCGGCGTATGTCAGCTTTATCAAGAGTGGTTACGGTCAGCAGGAAGCAGCGCGTATGGCAAAGGAAATGCTTGAAAATGACACAGCAGAAGAATATGGTAAACAGCTTAGCGCCTATCAGGACAGCGTTCTTGAGCCGGCACGGCAGGATATCTTGAATCAGCTTGTCTATACCACGGATAAAGACGGGAATGCGACAGTCAGCGGTTATGATCCGAAAAAGCTTAAGGCAATGGCGCCGCGGATTGCCGCTTATAATTACCGTGCTCAGCAGCTGGGACTTCCGCAGATTGATATGAATATGCTGAATAACATCAACGCGTTGGATAAACCGAATATTTCTTATAAGACAATGCCAAATGGCCAGCTTGTAGGAATCAATGGCGATACAGGAGCTGTCCAGCAGATGGGGAATTATGCACCGCCGCAAGATCCGCGACGTTTTTATGTGAATACCGGCGGCGGATTATTTGATGTCAGAAGCGGGCAGGTTATTCCTGGTACGGCAAGAGAAGTACAAGGGCCCGGAACGAGCGGGTACAATTCACAGATTATTTCACAGCTAAGTCACTTGCAGCAGATGTACGAGAAGCAACATATGTATGATGATGATTTCGATCCCGCAAAATCTCCTTATTATACACAGCTGCAGCAGGTTTTAGGCTTGCAGCAGCCCGGACAGCCGGGAGATGTAACAGGCGGGCAGAAACAGCTTGTGAATGATGAGCAAGGTCTCAGTAATAAAATCATGGAAATGCGGCAGCATATGTCCAAAGAAGAAGTACAGCAGGCATTACGAAACGAAGGACTCGGTTTCTATGCAGCATGGGTACCGTAAAGAGGTAAAATATGGGTTATTTTGATGAATTTCAGCGCGCTGGCGGTAATACTGGCGGTGAAAGATATTTTGATGAATTCAAGAATCAGCCGCCGCAGGATTCGTCTTTGCTTGATAAGGCCAAAGGCTTTTTGAACAGCATCGATGACGCTTATGAAGAAGGGCGTGCAGCGCGTAAAGCGCAGTGGGAGAAGACGAAAGCCAATGTATGGAATACTCTTTCTGATTACGCGGCTAATGCCGGCAAAGCGATAGAAAGTTATGGCAATGAAATTACGGCGGCCGGAGAGCGTGCTTTAGAAGCCTACAACAATGGAGAATCCATCAACATGGAAGACCCAACGCAAGGCTTTGAGGGCGAAAATTACAACCGGGCAAAAATGAATGTCTACAATGAACTGGTAGGCAAACCTGCCGGATACGCTGCCATCACACCCGGTATGCCCGGCATTGTCCGTATGGCAGGCGGTGCTTTAGCTGTCCCGACTCTTGCCGATTCTACGATGCAGACTTATGACCAGAACATTGCAAATGACGACGGCACGCCTGTTATCAGCACAGCAAAAGGGGCTCTTTTGGATCCGGTCATTAATCCCATTAAAGAGGCGGTCACCAATCCAGGAGAATATGTACAGAGCCTTGTTGATAATCCGCTTGAAGCGTGGGATAAAGTGTTCTTACCGGGCGCGGTCATTCACGGAGCGGCAAAAGGCATAAAAAAAGCAACGCCGAAAAGTATCAGCGAGCCTATCCGCGAGCATGTGACGGAACCGTTTAATGAACATGTTATTGATCCGGTAAAGAGCGGCCTTGCCAATGCGAAATTTCGCTTTTTTGATTCTTTTAAACGTGGCGGGGAGACAGGTTTTGACGATTTAGCCCGTGATACAGAGATGGGCACGCAGTCACTTAAAGAAACAAACCTGCCGCCCGAATACGGCGAGACAGGAGATATAAAAACAGATGTTTACAACCGTCTCCGCCAGAACGGATTTACTGATTCCGAAGCGGCGGGGATTACCGGAAACATTGCGCAAGAATCCATGTTTGATACAGAAGCGCTTTCAAAAGATGGATATAATTCCCGCGGGCTGGTGCAGTGGACGGGCGATAGAAAGGCACATTTAGAGCAATTTGCCCGGGAACACGGACTGGATCCCAAAGATTGGCGTACACAGGTAGATTTTATCTCCGAAGAGATGAATACTACAGAACGGGCGGCTTTTGAAGCACTCCGCAAAAATCCGAATATCACTCCGGAAGAAGCGGCGCATATTGTCCGCGAACAGTATGAACGTCCGGATCCGGCAGTGGCCAATGACGCATACCGCCAGCAGGTGGCCAGAGAAGTCTATGATGGCCGCAGTGTCCGTCCGATGCAGCGTCCCATGCAGAACGAGCTCAATGATTTTACGGAAGATGTGAAACAAGCCGCGCCGGAAGAAGCAAATTTAAATTTCATGAAGGATCCGGTGAAAGATATTACTCCGGAAGAATTATCCGATCATATCAAAAATGGAACTATTCCTAAGGAAGTATTCCGTACATATGACGAAACGGAATATAGCGCATTCAAAGATTTACCGGAAAAACAGAAATTTGAATATGCACGTCAGGAAACGCTTAAACTTGCTGACGGAATAGACGATCCGATGGGAGAAAAAGTAAGAGTTATTTTTGACAAAGAAAACAAAAATGCAGTAGATGACGCAGTTAAAGCTTTCACTTCCGGACATGGCGAAAATATGTCTATTTCTGATAGCCGTGCATTTGCAACTGGGTTGATAAAAGATACTGTTCAAAATCCGGATTTTATTCTTAAGCAAAAGAACGGAAGAAAACTCTATGTGAATCTATGGCGCGGAAAAGATAATTTGTTACATCAAATAGCGGTCAGCATGGATAAAACCGATAAAGGGAAAATTATCTCTTCAAGTACGGCTATGGATAAGCCCAGACATCGCAACAATGCTATTAATCAGCTTTCAAGGGATATAAAAAACGCCGACGAATTAATTTACGTCGGCGAAAATATTCGAGGTCGTCAGTCAGGGTATCCTCTGCAACCCTCCAGTGATAGGGGTTCAACGCCGGATACCCAGCTCCACCCATCTGGCAACTCTATTGTAGCAAATGAAACAGGAAAAGTAAAATTACCGGGTGATGAACGTTCATTTATGGTAAAACCTGTTGAGGAGGCTGCAGGTAGTGACTTGACCACATGGCAGGGAGAGACGATTTCACGCAAGCAGATTCTTGATGATGTAAATAGCATTTTCGGGGCTACGATCAAGAAGGGGCGTGTCGGTAAGAAAGGCACCAACGGCTGGTATAACCCTAAAACGGATATTATACGAACAAGAACATTCGGGGATCCCCGAACTGTTATGCATGAACTTGGACACTATGTGGATGCAAGGTTTAAATTCAGCAATCGTCCCGGTTTTGATACAGAATTTTCTAATGTTATCCATAAACGTTTTGGAAATGCCTACAACAAGGGTGGGATAGAAACCATCCGCAAAGAAGGAATTGCTGAATTTTTCCATGATTACGTTACCAGCCGCAAGAAAGCGGCTTCTGAATTTCCTACATTTTATAAAGAATTTAAACAGATACTGGAAGGTGATAAAGACCTGCGCGCCGCAGTGGATAAATTGTCTTATGTCGGACATCAGTGGTATGCGCAGCCGGTATGGGAACGGATGAAAGGTTCTGTTTCTTTTGGCGGTAAAGAAAATATACTGCGGAAAACGTTGAAATTCTTTAAGGATTCTAAGGAAGTCGCACGGAAAGTTTATCATGAACCGTATACTACGCTTGTCGATGAGCTTCATCCATTGGAAGAGCTTATCGGTGAAGTAGAAAAACGTATTGGAAGAAAGCTGAGTGTAGAAGAAAACGCATTCAAACAGGCGTGGCTCGCGCGCGGTTGGGCAGGTAAAGCAGAAGCGCTTCTGCAGCATGGAGATAAACGGCTCGGTGTAAAGGCATTTAAAGATGTTATCCGACAAATCCCAGAAAACCGGCTTGAAGATTTCTCTACATATCTGACGGCGTTGCGGGAACTGGATATGAATAAGTGGAACGAAGTTCTTCCGCTCGGGGAAGAACCGTTGATTACAAGGTTTACGAAAGCAGAATGTTTTGAAGCTATTAAGCATTACGAAAAAAGCCCTGTCTTCAAAAAGGCTGCCGCAGAAGTTCATAAATACAGTGATACACTGCTTCATTTAGCAGTAGAAGGTGGAATGCTTACTGCAAGAGCCGCGGCGGATATGAAAGCTAAATATCCGCATTATGTACCTTTCTTCCGTGAATTTTATGAAGCTGCAGAAGCACAAAGAAGCGGAACAGGAAAAGGGTTTGCTAATGTAGGGGCTGTCACAAAGAAAATGCGCGGCAGCACTTTGGATATAGTAGATCCGCTGAAAGGAATAATCCGGAATACTTTTACAATAATGAATGCCATTGAACGGAACAAGGTCGGACAATCTATCGTGAAACTGGCAAACGTTGATGGTATGGGAGCATTGATTGAAAAAGTGTCCGGTGCGGCGAAGGTAACGGATCATAGTTTCAGTGTGTGGAAAAACGGGAAGAAGGTCGTTTATAATACGACGCCGGAATTATATCAGGCATTTAAAATGCTGAATCCGGAAGGTGCGAACATGTTTACAAAGCTTCTTTCCTACCCTGCAAAATGGCTCCGTGCCGGGGCGACGCTAGGACCAGAATTTATTCTGCGTAACCCCGTACGCGACATGATTTCCGCTACGATTTACTCTAAGCATGGATTTATCCCCGTTGTAGATACTCTTAAAGGATTGGGGCTGTATCTGCAAAAGGGCAATACGTATTGGGAATACATGCGGTCGGGTGCGGCACAGGCTAATCTTGTTTCTCTTGATAGAAATTACCTTTCCGGACAGATGAGAGACTTGTTGCAGCGGCCAAGCGTCAAAAAGATGGTAACCACAAATCCGATTGAAATACTGCGCGGACTGTCCGAGGCAACGGAAATGGCTACACGTTTAGCAGAATTTCACAATGTACGGAAAGGATATACGGGGATCGGGAATCGGCTTTTCAGCAAAAAGCGAAACCCGGGCAGTATTCAGGAAGCGGCGCTTGAAAGCCGTGATGTGACGCTGGACTTTTCACGAATAGGTTCTCATACAAAATCACTGAATAAGACAATTGCCTTTTTCAATGCAGCCATTCAGGGGACGGATAAGATGTTCCGCGAATGGAAAGCTAATCCACTGGATATGACGGTAAAAACGGCTATGTGGATTACCTTGCCGTCAGTCCTGCTCTGGGAACTCAACAAGGACGATCCACGGTATCAGGAGTTACCACAATGGCAGAAAGATATTTTCTGGATTATCCCTACGAAAGACACGCTGATTAAAATCCCCAAACCCTTTGAACTGGGAATTCTTTTCGGTACCGTTCCGGAACGTATGCTGCAGTGGGATTATGACAAAAAAAGAAAACAAAAGGGAGTGGGATTCAAAGGCCTTGCCGGCTCTGTACTTGATTCTATGGCTCCATCATTTCTGCCGACTGCATTAGTGCCGGCTATTGAAGCAATGACCAATCATTCCATCTTTATGGGGCGCGATATCGTGCCACAAAGCCAGCAGAATACAATCCCTGAACTGCAGTATGGCCCTTACACGTCAGCGGTAGGTCGCAAAATAGGTGAAACGTTCGGCGTTTCTCCCCGCAAGATAGATAATACAATCCACGGATATGGCGGGAGCCTTGCCGGACTGGGATTGACACTCACTGATCAGATGGTCGGACTGGATGAAACACGTCCGGCAAAACGATTTTCTGAACAGCCGGGGATTCGTGGATTTACCGCCACACCTTATTCCAGCAGTGAAAGCGTGCAGGAAGTTTATGATGCCTATGACAGGCAACTGAAACTGTTCAATGCGGGGCGGGAACTGCATAGGCGGATGGACGGATTCGATCCGCGGGAATTTGAACAGATGAAGAATGCTGTGAAAGCTTTTCAGAATATTAACCTGGCAAAGAAAGCAGTCATGAAAAGTAATTTATCCAGTGAAGCTAAACGAAAGAGGCTGGATGAAATACAAATGTCACAGGTCAGAATTGCAAGAAGAGCCTTAAGAAAGGAGAATATTCGTTGAGTATGGGGGATATAAATCCGGAAGCATTAGAGCGAATCGTCAGAATTGAGACAAAATTAGACATGCTTGTTGAAATGCTTCCTGAAATACAACGACTGCAAGTAGCGCATGAAAGAGCGGAACAAAGCGCTAAATCGGCACACCATAGGATCGATAATATCTATAAAGTAGCTGGTTTGATTTCCACCATCATTTCCGTAGTAATTGCATTAATAGGAAAGGTGATGTAATGTTTGAGAAAATCAAAAAACTGTGGACGCGGTATGTACCGCGTATTTCAAGGCGTGCGAACACGTCTTTGAAAGTGGTATATCTTTACGGAGCCGGACTTCTGATTCTGTTTTTTATGGTTCTCTTCTCGTGGCTTCATGATTTTTACCGAACAGGAGCAGCTAATACGGCACAATTAATTACATTTTTCAAAGAGTATGCAGCTCCGGCGGTGGTCGGGGCTGTTACTTTTATATCAGTTTTTTCGGTTAATAAAAACCGGAACGGTGATTCTGACGCGGCAGAGAAAGGAGCGGCAAACAATGAAGGGAATAGACGTATCTGAAAACAATGGAGTAGTAGACTGGGGAGCTGTAAAAGCGGCAGGCTTTGAGTTTGCAATTATCCGTATCGGTTATGGTAAAGGGCACTTAGACAGTCAGTTTTACGACAATGTAAATGGCGCTTTAAAAGCAGGACTGAAAATCGGCATTTACCATTATTCTTATGCATTATCTGACGATGTGGCAGGTATCGAGGCGGATTTTGTTATTCAGACGCTTGAAGAGTGCGGATTGACCACAGATAAATTGCCGATGGGCGTATGGTTCGACATGGAAGATGGGGATGGTTACAAAGAACGTCATGGCATGCCGGATAATCAGGAACTGACAAATATCTGCAACGTCTTCATTAATCGCTTGTGGGATGCAGGTTATGAATATGTGGGATTATATTCTTGTTATGACTGGCTGGTGAATATTCTGGATGTTGATCAGCTGGGCGGATGTGCAATATGGTGTGCGCAGTTTGATTCAAAATGCGATTATCCGGGTGCCCATATCTGGCAGTATACGGAATCCGAAAACATTGAAGGGAAACTGTTTGATGCAGATGTCGTGATGGAGGTATAAATGTGTGGGAAGACATTAAAACAAACAATTATCGCTATCTGCTTATTGTTGGAATTATCGTCTTGCTGTGTGCAGGTATCGGCGGCTGGTGGTACTACGAATCAAGCAGAGCCAAAACAGACTATCACGATGTCAATGACGGATTGGAACGAGCTCAAGACGGAATCCGCAGCGCAGAACTTGGAGTTAAATCAACTCAGACAGAAATTGATCATGCTCAAAATGGACTCCGGAGAGCAAATGCAACAGCTGGAGAAATTGCAGAAAGAACTCGAAGAGACGCAGGTATTATTAACGAATGCGAATCAATCGTTGAACGATGTCAAGAAAGATCTATCCGAATCCAGGACATCATTAGAAGAGTTGAAGAACAAAATAAAGAAGTTGGAACACAAACAAGCAGTCATACGTAGACAACGAGATATATATGCGGGGTTGCTTGTTATTACTGTGGGTACAGTTATAGCCCGGGGGTGATCCGGTAATTTGAGGGAGCGGGGAGAAATCCCTGCTCTTTTTTATTGCATTGAACGGCAAAAATACGGCAAAAATTCAAACCAAAATATCGTATTTTGACAATTATTATTTTTATGGTGATTTCTTGGCCACGCGATAAAATCGAAAAAATCTTGATGTAGCAACACCGTTTACGTACAAATAAAGCTTATGCTATAATCAAAAACCAGAGGGGAGTTATCCCGCTGAATAA